ATGCGTTTGAATATTGTTTCTAATGTGTCCCCTAAAAGGATTGGTTTTTTGTCCCCCATTCTTTCAACATTTTTTCAATAGTCTCATCAAATCCGCATTTTATTATAAGACGTCTGAATTTTCTATTATGTATGTATTCATCCGTAATTTTTGCAGATAATGACATCATTCTTTTTTCCGTATCTGTTAGGAATAAGAATTTGAGTTTTCTCTTTAGTTTCTGAATACGTGTTTTGATGTTCATAGGTTCGTTTTTAGCTTAGATAAACCAATTTATAAGTGAATACACCCCGTAACATATTAACAGCGTTAAAACGCGTATAAACGATGCGGTCATTTCTTTAGTGCCTGAGAACCATTTTTTAATGTTTGATTGTTCTATCCATGGCATGATTAACAATAAAGCGCGATCTACAAAGTATATCACTGCAAATACTGGTAATAAAATCATTCCTAAAATTAAGCGTGCTTTTTTCATAATGTTTAAATTTTTGTGTTTAAAACCCCCGACGTGAAATAGGTAAAACACGAAGGGGGCGAACTTAAACATCGGAACAAATGTATTAATTTTCGTTTGAATTTACCAAAAAATAAATATAATGCAGTTGTCCAATGGTTAATGTTTTGAGTATTCCTAACTGGTTTTTTCTAAATAGGCGTATTATTTCGCGTTTTTTTACAGTCGATTCAATGCTTATTGCAGGCAAAATTGACGTTTCAAAGTCTGGGGAAAAGCCAATTGAGATTTCCTGTTTGAATTCATGTGCCAATAAAGTAATGATCCAGCATTGTGTTGGTATTCCATAACGATATTTAACGCATTTTTCCATTGTTTTTTCTGCAATTTAAAACATTTTTAGCAACCCTCCTCGTTATTGGTTTCTTTATCCTTATGTTTTTTTTTGATTAAAATGAATCTTCGTTCCATCCAATCGTATTTGATTAGCTTCTTTGCTCTTCGTTCTCTTGTTGCTTTCATTTTATACGTGTTTGCATATTACATTGAACTTTTTAACTGTTTTACGTAGTTTTTGCATATAATTTTATACAATTTGTCATGTTTTTATGATAAAAAACTGGACATTTTTACGTGTTTTTTGTTGCTTTTAGTAGTTCATTCCAAACTGCCTGCGCGTTTTGTCCCCAGTACATTTCACATGTGAATTTATCTTCTACAATTTTAAACGGGGGTTCAACAAAAAACCAGTTTTTCCAATAATCTTTGCCTTCAGCTGTGAACCTTTTGCAGCTTTCTTTTAATAGGCAATCTTTTCCCGTGCATTTTGTTATATCACTCATATTTCTATGCTTTGCCAATATTTGTAAACGTTTCTTCGTTCCATGCTTACAGTTGAATCACTTTGCCAATCTTTTGCCTCTTTAAACGCGCTTTTTGGATAGGTTTTTTTAACAAATTTCGGCGTGCTTTTTGATTCATTCTCGCACCCGTATAAAGATGCGAGAATGATTAGTATAATTATATTATTCATTGCTTAAGAATTTACCTATCTTTTCCAGTGTCGTTGTATGCAAACCCTTTTTTTCGTTGTTAGAATTTAAATACAACCACAATTGGTTCTGATGTATTCCAGCATCGCGCGCGAATTTTGCCTCAGTGATTCCGTTTCTTGTGATGTAATCGCGGATCAATTTACGCGTTATTTTGTTGATGTTTGCCAAATCGTTTGTTGTCATGTCTTTAGATTAAAAGGGGAAATTCTCGTCGTCTTCAATTATGTTTTGAATCGCAGCCTCTTGGAAATTGTGTTCAATATTGCCCATTTTTGGCGTGCTTTCTTGCTTTGCTTGGCCTTTGTATTTTTCCATTTCTAATTGGTCCACAATAGCCCACCCCTCAATGCTGTTGAAACATTTTTCTATTCCGTCCGCTCCAGTCCATAAACGTCCGCGCAAATTTATTGCAATCATTACATTTTGCCCTACTTTGAACGCGTCCAATTTATCGCAGTTTGCATTGCTGAATTGAATGTTTAGATATTGCGTGTAATTTCCGTCGACTGTTGCCAGCACTAAATCACGTTTTGAGAATTTCTCACTTTTTTGTTCTGTTGATCCAATTGCGTGAATTGTACCGTTTAATTGTAATTTATCCATGTTTATTTGTTTTTAAGTGTAATTGCTGTTTGTTCTTTGTAATCTGTAAAAATAAAATCATTTCTATGTGTGAAATGTTCATTTAAAAAGTTTACTAATTCAGTGAAAGATTGAAATACGTATCTTTCGCGTATTGAACCAGTACAAGCGCTCCCAATTATTACCATGTAGCCGTTTTCTAGTTGCTGAATTGAAATTTCTTCAGCGTAATCGTGTTCTTTTCTCATTTTACTTGTTTTTTGGTTATTGAAACCTGATTAATTTATCGTTTATTCTTATTCTTTCTTTCCAATTGTCGGATTCTTGTTTGTACTGTTCACATAATACGCGTAATTTACCCCAATTAGTGCGTTCTGAGAGTAGTTTGGTAGCTTTTACTTTACCTATACCCTTAACGCCTTTAATATTGTCGGACGTGTCGCCTATTAACATCATTTCCCAAACTAGATTTTCCGCGTTTTCTTTGCTTACATATTGGAACCCTTTGCGCTTTTTTACTTCTTTTCCGAATTCGTCCATTAAATATTCGCCGTTTTCGTCTTTTATCTTCAGTTGGTAATAATCAAAATGCAACCCCTCAATTTGTTTCAGGTCCTTATCAATTGAGCAAATGATATAATCGTTTACTTCATAAAGCTGGGAGTTAAAATAAATCAAATCGTCCGCTTCGTATTCGTCGCTCGCGTAACTGCCTGCCATGTAATCAATCAAATATTTGCGTAATTCTGAAACCCATTTGTTGCGCTTTCTGTTTGCCTTATATTCTGGATCAATGTCTTTGCGAAAATTACGCTTGCAATTAGTAAAAAAGTATTTGATTTCCGTAATGTTATATTCCTGCTCAATTTCGTTAAAGATGTCAAACGCCATTTTTTCGAAGCGATCGTAACCGCGTTGTAAAATTTCCTGCTCTATTGAAAACCTACTTTCTCCACTTAGTAGTAACGCTCGGATTTCTCCAAACGTTACCACTTTATAAATTGCCTGATAAATAAGTGAATCGGCGTCGAATAAAATTACCTTGTCTTTCATTACAAACCTTTTAAAGCTGTTTTTTGTGCTGGCGTTAAATCAAACTTGTATAGGTCTTCAACGTTTGCATTGCCTTTGCTTATTTCAATTAACGCGTTTTCGAAGCGTGCATCTGTTAACACTTTCTTTTCGCGTGTTTCTTTTAGTACTTGCTTGCTTGCTTCGTTCCCATCGTCATCAATCGCCTGAAGGCTTAAAAGCGTTTGTAAAGTTCCACGTCTGAAATACGTAATTGATGCAATTAATTTTTGAGGGTCAAGAATATTTGGTAGTGCAATTTCGCTTGTAATCATTTCACCGCTTTCAATGTCAATTATCTGCGTGCAAACTAAGCCACTTTTAACGGGCTGTAATAAAAGCAAATTGTATTTAAGTAGTATTGGTTCGGTAGCTTCAAGAATTGCGTTTAAATCGGCGTATTTTGACTTAAAAAACGGGTTGTCTTTTCCCTTTGTTACTTTTCCAATTTCTTGTTTTGCTAAATGTAACTTGAAATAAATGTTTGAAGGCTTTGGAATTAAATCTTCAAATTGTTCTGTGCTGTGTTTTTCGTTCATTTTTTTTTGATGTTTATAGGTTGTTAATATTTTTTATTTCTTCCCATTTATTCGTGTTTTTAACAGTCTCTCATGATTTTATAACTCATAGACTTTATTCTTAGTGTATCAGGTTTTACATAATACCATCTACCTTTTATTCCTAATAAAATTTTTAGGTCTTCACAAATGTATTTTTGAATTATACAATCTGAAATTATCAACTTGCCATTGTCTATTCTTATTGCTTCGAATGTTATCATAGTGATTCTATTTCTTGTTTAACTTCTTGTAAATATTTGAAGTATTCATCGCCATCAAAAGAACCTCCAAATGCAAAATCTCCCGTTTCATGTTGTTCAATTACTGCAACATAATTCCAAATTTCATCAACTGCAATTAATGCGCATTGTTTTCTTTCAATAGACATTAAACCGCTTGGTAAATTAAATCTATCTACTAATTTTTCTGCTTTTTCTTTCGGTGTCATGTTATTTGGTTTTAAATGTTTTTTTTTTATAAAAGCTATCATCTTGATAAGATTAAATAGTTAGCAGATACTTTTAAATATTCAGCGTAATAAGAATTTCTTTCTTGCTTTGAAAGTTTTGAATCTTGAACGCAAGCCATTAAAGCATCCATTACTTTTTTAGCTTCGTTTTTTGCTTTGTTGTTTACTACTACTTTCATAATTTCCTATTTTTTCTTTGTTTGTTTATACAAATATAAACTTTCTTTTTATATAAACAACAATAAACTATATTTTTTTTAGTTTTTTTTTAATTATAAATTCCAATAACCTTGTTTAAAACGTCGCGCGCCTGCATGGGGCTTTCAAAAACGTACGTATCAAAGTCTCGAATCAACCCCCTAACAATTTTTAATTTTTCAGGTATTTCATGATTCTTTAAACCTAGATATTTATATTTCTTTTGTAATTCTAGGTCCACAAATTCGGCGTAATCTTTGCCGTATCGATTTATTAAACCATCATAATATTGTCTTTCACGGCCACCGCCTAACCCGTTCTTATTGCAGTCCGATTTTTGACTGTGAATGTTATGCAGGTTAAAACGAATTGATGCGTTTGATCCAACACTTTTAAAATGTCCCCCGTCTTGTTGATTTCCAAAAGGCTTACCACAATCAATACACATTAATTCAAATCGGTTATCGATCATGCGTGCAAGTTTGTTAATTTCGTCCTGCAGCATCTTTTTATACTTGGCTGGGTTTATTTCAATATCAATTTTTTTCTTACGTTGTTGCCAGTCTTTAACCTCGCTTTTTTTGTGCGCTTCTAGTTTTTGCTTGGCTTCGATATATTTACAGTCTGAATTCCAGCAATATTTTTCTAGCGTGCTAAACCTTGGCTCAAATTCTGTTTTACATTCCTTACATTTCCTCATATTTAATATAATTTGCTTTTAATCCCAACCCCTTTAAATGCGTTTTAAGCCACTCTTTTACGTTTTTCGTATTATCAGGCACGTGAACAACTGCGAGGCTATAGGGGTGCGTTAAAATTTGTCTAAAATATACTTTTACTTTCATATGCCATCCAATAAATTGTTTACCTTATTTTTTAACTGCTCGTTTTCGTATTTGAGTTCCATGTTTTCTTTATGATAATTGAAATTCATTTGGCTTAACAGCTTATTCCGCGTGTGTAATTGGTTAAAAACTGCCATTGAATGGGTTAATTGTTTAATGTGCTTTTCTAGGCCCTCAATATAAACCGAATCAGGACGTTTGTCTTTGATTTCCTGCAGGCTTATTTTCATTGATTGCACTGCGCTAACTAGGTTTAAATTTGCGTTAATGATGTCTAAATAGTCCATGTCTTAAAATTTAAATTCTGTTTTTTCTTGTTCGTAAAAATTAACTGGTTTTATTTCTTTTGATTTTATGCGTGTATGTGTTCCGCGATCCGCGTACTTAGCAGCTCCAAAATAGTCTTTTACAAAATATTGATAACTTTCTACGTTTAAAAACATTTTATAAACCCCGTTTTTTGAAACGCCTTTTGGTTTGCTTTTGGCTATTCTCACGTGTAGTTCGTTGTCTAAATAATAACCTTCTTCGTTTTCTGCTATTCCTGCAGGGGGACGCCACAAAGTAATCATTAACAAACCTTTTCTAAACCAAACTTGTCCGCCTGCCAAATCGCGTGCGCTTGGTGCTGGGTAATATGTAACCCCGTCTTTTGTTATTGGTGCCTGATCTCGAACGTGCGTTATTATGCAATTGTGGCGTTTATTCTTTCGTGCATTTTTACGGCTGTAGCCTAAAATCCTGCTCAAATATTTGTCCTCACGTCCTAAATCATTCGGTTCAAACTCTTCAGTTAATTCATTCCATGGATCAATTGTTGTTGTGTGTATCTGAATGTTTAAATCGCGTTCTATTTGGTCCACAATTTTATAAAAATGATTCACTGTTAAATCCTCATCAACTGGATCAATAACAACAAAATGTTCGTTTATAAAGTATTCAGCCATTGCGCGCTCACTTTCATCCATTGCGTTCTCACCCAATACGTATTTTTTACCTATGTATTTATGGCAAAGTTCCGAATAAATGTCTTTAGCGTCCCCAGTTTCAGGTGAATAAATTACGTGATTCCATCCATGCAAACAGCTAAGGTTAATTAAAATTTCAAACCAAAATTCAGTTTTTCCTGAAGCTGGAGCAGCACCTATAAACGTTGTGCATCCAAGTTTAATTGTCAAAGGCAATTGTTCCCACGTCCAACCAATTGATTTACCACGTTCAACCCCATGCGTTCGGTAATGGTCCAATTCGGGTTTTATGTTTTCAAGTTTTTTATACATCAGTCGAATATTACGGGGTGAAATGCGTATACTTTTTTCTCTTGTTTTGTAACGTTGGAATATTTATCTAACGTTTCAGACCTGCTAAAAAATTCAGGGGTGCAATATTGATAATTTTTTTCTTTATGGTATGCGTTTTCTTTGCAATTATTTATGGCATCCGTAATTTGATCCTTTGTATAGCCCTCTTTTATTCGTGCGTTAAAACTGGCGCGTACTTTTTTACTTACAATTTGAAATTTTCTGCCAAAGGAAAAATTTATAAAACTCAACAACTTTTCAAAATCAATTGATTCAACCGCTTCGACTTTAGTCGTGGCAATAGTTAATTCTACTTTCCCTTTCTCTTTCCCTTTCTCTTTCTCTTGTAGGTAAGGTCCTTGCGAACCCCCTTTGCAACCCCCTTCGGTAGGGTCTTCATTAGGTGTTAAATTTACTTCTGATAACACTGTTTTTGTTTTACTTTCCCACCCTTCAACTTGCTTATTAATAGAATGCTTTTGCGATAAATAAGCAAATTTTACAATTCCGTTTAATTCAGGTTCAACCCCTTTAAATTGTTTGTTTAGTAAAGCGTCCATAAACAAAACTTTTTCTTCATTGTTTAACTCCATGTAAACTGAAAAATAAGATCTGTAAAAATTAAAAGCCTCTCGATTTTTAGCCATCTTTTTTTTAAATGCAAAAAGCCAGCAATCAAGGTGCGTAGGATTACCTTTTCATGCCAGCTTTTAAATTAAAATTCTTGAAGTTCCTACGCTTCGAAGCCCAAATATAAAAATTATTTTTTATTTCTAAGCACTATTTGAAAAATTTGTTTTCCTACCAAACCCACGCAATGAATGAAGCCAAGTTCGGACGTTGATAAATAGCTAATTGTATCGAAATTGAACACTGTAACACCTTTGTACTTGCTTATTCCGTCGTTTTTAACGTACCCAACGAATTCCAAACGCTTAACATCAAAGTCAAAGTTTAAAAACCTTGTTTGAATAGTTCGATACTGGTTTTCTTTTTTGATTAACACGCGCATAAATTATACTTTTTACCGATTAATTGATCCAACATCACCATACAATTTAATTCGTTTAGGCAAACATCCTCAGTTGAAATTAAATTCATTTCTATATGGTCCCGAATTTCATTTAAAACATTTTGATATTCAGGAAATTGTTTATCTTTTACTCTCAAATACACGGCTTTCATTGAGTGCATAACTGTTGCGTGGTTTTGATTAACTATTTTCCCAGCTGTATCAAGTGTAAAACCTTGTACCCTTGCAACCGCCACCACAAATTGGCGCCAAATCATTATTTCTGATTGTCTGTTTTTACTTTCAAGTTCTGCCAAAGTAAAAGGGCTGGCTTCAACAACATCCAAATACCTATATTTTGAAAATTGTAAAACATCTTTTAAATGTTGTGTTGATATTTTCATTTTTAACGTGTTTTTATGCGATTTGAGACACTTTCTATTTGTTCATGACTAATGACATTCAAGTAGTCTAAATAAAGCGTTAAATTAAAGCTCCCGCCTTTGTCGTTTTCTGAGCTTTGGCTTTTCCAGTATCGCATAATTCGCGCAATGTTTGGAGTGGTTGGAATGAAGTGGTTTATTTTAGTTGATTTTTTCATATTATTTTATTTTAAGTTGCTTATTAACCCATAAATTAAACTGATTCCAATTTTCTTGTATGGTAGTGCAATTTTTATTTAGTGCGTCATAATTACCCTTGTATTTAGGGTTGTATTTTTCTATGGGTAAATTATATTCATTCAGAAATTCAATAACTACTTTATTTATAACGCCTCTTTTACCCGTATCAATTAAACCTTTTTTATTAAGAAAATTTAAAACTCCTAATTCATGCCGAAGTTTATCTTTCATATTGTAATTCATCTTATTTTATTTTAGGTTGACATTCACATCTCACGTAATGGCTTTCGTCCCCTTCGCCTGCATCATAATAACCTTGTTCGCATTCGTCGCACTCGTTCATCTCATCAAAGTTTTTAAACTCACGTAAAAAATTGATGTCTAAAATGATTTCCTGTGATGGCTGATGGATTGCAATATCAAACTCTTTTCCGTTTACTAAGACCTTTGCAAAGTCTTCGAATAGTTCTATAATTATCATAATGCTTGTATTTCTTGTTTAACTTCTAAGTAATAAGAATTATTCACAAATTCTAATATTTTTATCAACTCTAGTACTTCATCAACTGCAATCAATGCACATTGTTTGGCATTATCAGTTTCTCCTAATTTATCAAATTTCATAGCTAATTCCTTTGCTTTTTGTTTTGGTGTCATAACTCTAATTTAATTTGTGTTAATACTTGAAGGTAAGCCGACCAAAGTCTTTTTGATGCACGTTTGCGCGTGTCTTCTTTTGCAGCCCATTTTTCTGATAAGTTTGGGAAATGTTCCGCAAATTGGTTTTTAAAGTCTTCAGCAGTTTTAATTCTTGAATCCATCGCCTGCGCTAATTCTAAAATTTCCATTGCTTTTTCCTGCAATTCGATTGCTTTTGTTTTATTTGATTCCATTATTTCGCGTATTTATTGTGAGTAAAATTAAATTCGATTATAGTTAATTCATTGTTTAAAAAAGCGTCAAAAAATACATCAGCTGTTTTGTATGCATTACCGTTAAAACCTTTACCAAAAATTGATGTTATTGTAACGGCTGAATGATCCTTTTCAAGTTCTAAAATTGCTGTTCCAAATTCTCTTAAAGTATTGTAACTTTTTGCACCTTTGCCCGTCGCAATTCGTAAACAGTTAATTTTTTTTAGTTCATTCTTGTGATTTACACAAAATTCTTTGAACTCTTGGATTGAATATTTTAAATACATTACCTTTTTTTTGATGTTTTTGTTTGACAAATATATAAACTTTATTTTTATATACAACAATTACCAACAAAAAAAGTGAAAAAAAAGTTAATAAATAACAAAACCCCCACAAATGCAGGGGCTTCAATCTAAACAAAATTTGATTATGAAGCTGTAAATTTACTTAAATTTATGTGAATCAATTACTTTTCTTACATTTTCTGTATTGTCTTTGTATTCCCTTACAATGTCAATTGTTAAAATACGCCCTCCAATTGGTTTAACTGGTGCGCCTCTTTCAACATGCCAGCCTTTTGAACCGTCGCCGTATTCCTCCTTATACGCGCCCGTAATCATTAAATGAATGTTCTTTTGTTTGTTGCTGTAACCCGTTTTACAATGTGTAACGGTGTCGCGTACGTCGTCCCTGCATGCGTTTTCGTGAATGTGGCCCATGGTAAAAACGTCAAAGTCTTCGTACATTTCAAGGGCACGCGTTAAATTAATTGCTCCCTTTGTTACTATTCCGCCGCCGCCTGATCCATGAAAGTATTTAATCTTTGTAATAAATCTTTGAGTTTTATTATTGGTTTGTTTTATAATGATCCAGCCACCGTAGCCACCAACTTGAACGTGCGTGCCGTTCTTCATGTTAATTAAGTCAACAAAGCGGCGCAAAATATCTGTTTCCTGCCATTTGATTATTGCCGTTTCGTGATTTCCGTAACCGATTACCGTTAATATTTGTGCATACGGGCTAAACCATTCTACAGCCGTGTTAACAATTGAATCTAAATAATGGGAGTTATTGTGTTCGGGGCGAATGTCGCTTTTGTTTTTTCTGCGATCACCTTGTCCTTGCATTAAACAAAACATATCACCGTTTATAAATACTTTGATGTCGTTTTCTAGGCAATAGTCCAAATGTCTTTTTAACGTTACCCAATCGCATTTTGGATTGTCCCAGTGTAAATCTGAAAGCATAGCCATTTTAAAATTTAACCCCTCATGTACAATCTCATGTACATTATTCGCGTGTTTTTTAACCATACTTTTTAGATTTTAGACAATTAGAATTCTTTCAATAGGCAATAAGAAACGATTTTTTGAGGCTTTAACAGCTTCATAATTTGAACGTATTTTTCAGTATTATTTACCACTTGACAACCTAATGACCAACCGCCGATTATTTCTTTTACTTCTTTGGTGTCTAAATTATAGGTGTTTGGGTGAAAGTTAATTCCTGCCATTACTGGGAGCGCTTTCCCCTCTTCAATTTGCTGGTCTTTGTCGCCGTCCCGACTGATTAAAAAAGGCTTCACTTGGCGCAATGCAATGACTTTGCCCTTGTGTAACCCGTATTTCCAAACATCGTAGTACCATTCATTGGTTTTGATCACCGCAACGCCCTCAGCATTATATGAATCGTATTTCAAAAGCCCGTTTTTTCCTGCGTTTGTAGTTCCTGAAGTTACCATTATGAATTTTTCACCCTCGAATAGATATATTTTGTCGTCGAATCTGTCGAAAGTATCTTCATTTGATTGAATGCCAAGAAGCCAAAAGCCTTTTGGAATTCCTTTAAAACTTGGAATCGCTTTTACCCTGCTCAAAAGTTGCGCATCACTGTAATTTTTTACCATTATTTTTTGATTTTTTGTGCATGATAAATTGATTTCCCACCAAACAAAACAGCTCCAACAGTAAGAAGGGCAACAACTGTTTTATTCTCGAACGTTTCCAGACTTAACAACGTAACACAAACAACGCCAACAACGGTTGAAATTTTACCGTGCAATTTATCACGCGCTGGGGTTTTTCTTTTTATACGATCCAATAAATTCATAATCTTTGCTTTAAAAGTTGGTGAACGGCTTTCGTTAATTCTAGAACGTCCTTACTGATTTGTTCCAATTTCAATTGTGTTAACTGCTCAATTCGGGTGATGTCGTTTTGCGCTTGCTGTTGTGCCATTTCAATTTTACCCTTTAAACGTCCAACCTCTTCGCTAAAATGCAGGTGTTGTTGATCACTTGCTTTTTTATGTTCTTTGAATTGGTTTAAAATGTCCCGTACAAAATACCCAATTACTGCAATGAGACTGAAAATAATATAGTTTAAATATTCCATGTCAATAAAATGTTCTTTGGTTCTTAAATTTATCAGCCACTTTACATTTTAAAACAGCTTTGCGGCTTAAGTCTTTGTATTCTACGCTTGGACTTTCTGAAACAATTACTGGCAAATCTAGGTATCTGTAGGAATGATTATGCGCGTTGTAATCTGAAATGTAAAGTTCATTTTCAGAAATCAAAAACAACTCCAGCAATGGGCGCAAAATACATTCGTCCTCAGGATCGGTGATAATTTCGTAATCGTTTAAATTTTCACGAATTACGCGCTTCATTTCTCTATTATCGTAAATAATATTATCAATTGCCATGTTAGATTGGCGATTCCCAATAAACCCATAAAAACGGTGTGTACTTTCAACGTTACTATTTGTGAAATCTATTCCGTCAATCGTTTGTTTGCCGTTAAATATAGCACGCACGCGAGCCGTTTTAAGCGCGTTTTGTATAGTGTATGGCAACAACTTATAATCACCCCATAAAAGTAAGCCTGAAACGCCTGAAATGCTGTAAGCAATCGCCAGTGTATAGTTACCTTGTCCAAAAGAAGTCAAAACATCCAACCAATTAACCGTACAATAATACGCGTTTGATTCATTTGGAAATGCAATAGCGTCGTATGTCTCCAAAACATTTTGATTGCAGTCTAAAAGTAAAAATTGATACGTGTCTATTTCATCACTTAGTTTTATCCACATGGACGTTTTGTCATTTTTCCAGCTTTCGCCAGCCCCACCTAGTACCAACTGAGTACAACAACAATCAATTAATCCACGATCCTGCTCAACAAATGACTGAGGCAATTTAATTGACTTGTATTCACGAAAAATTCGGTCTTCGATTCCACAATTAAACGGATCGGGCGGACACTCAGACGTTGTAAAAACACTAAAATAATCAGGAATCCAAAACGGAATAGAACCCAAAGGCGGACACGGTGCTGGCGAATTTTTCCAAGAAGTACACAAAGGAAATGCAGGGAACCCCAAACCGCCACGGCTCACCTCCCATTGGCCACCTACATTATTGTAATAAAGGTAAAAATCAACACCACCAGCTGACCATGTATAATAGTTTTCACCGTTATAAGTTCCAGCTACATAAACCTCAATTTGTGTTGTTGGTCCTTCACCGTCAACTCTGAATTCTATTCTTAAACATTCACAGCTCATAATATTTCCGTTGTATATCCTAACTCTTCAAAAGCTAAACTTGTATACTTGTTAGCCGAATTAATATCTTGCATTTCAGTAGGTAAAATTTCCACTGTGAAACTTCCTTGTTGAACGTCTGTAAAAATTGGCTGATTACTTTCGAAAGTTGTTTCACTTGCGTATGTAACAACCAAAATTTCAAGCGTTTTTCCGTCTGCTCTTGCTGCAAATTCAAGACGCGCGTAAACACTTTCTAGTTGTAAATTAGTGCCTGAAATTGTAATGCTTTTTTCTTCGTTTGATTTAATTAAAATTGCCATAATTTATTTATTTTTTATGCTAAGATTCCTACGTTTCTCAATGCTCTTGCCATTTGTCCAATTGTGTAACCGTCAAAAGTTGCACTATCATTTAAAATTCCTGAAGTATTTGTTATAAAAGTTGCTGCTGCTATTGCCGTTGTCGGTTGAACTATTGGAGTTTTATTCCAAAAAGCAAATTTTTCAGTTGTTGCAGTACCTATTTTAGTACCCGTACCAGTATCAAATACAATGTGTCGACCTGCTCCAAGTGTTAAGGCATTAGAGTTTTGACCGTCTAAAGTTACGCCTGCTACACCAGTACTGCTTGATATAGTTAATTGCCCACCATTGCTTACTGTTCTAATAGAAACAACTCCTGCACCTACTGTATTAAACCATCTTGTCATGAAATCAGCAGAATTTCCAGCATAAACGTGCAATGAGCCGCCCGTTGTTGTCATTCCTTGAAAACCGCAACTTAACCTTGATAATACATTTGCGTTACCATCTCCTTGGACACTAAATAAATTTGCAGTATCTGCACTATTACGAACTCTAAAACCAATATCTGTACTCAACGCTCCTTGCGCTCTTACGTCTAGCCTCACATTGCTTGCAGGGCTTGCACCAACTCCTAAACGTTTGTTTGTATTGTCCCAAAACAATGACGAATCAGCACCAAAAGAACCCGAATCATTGAATTGTATTTGTCCCGTAGAACCTGCAGCGCTCCCACCTGAAGCCACTGGAATATTTAATGTTGCACCAATTAATGTCGCGGCACCGCTCCCAGTAGTTGTTAACGTCAACTGGTTTTGTTTACCGTTAAAAGTTGTCCAATCCGTTGAACTTAAAGCGCCTCTTTTTGTTGCGCTCGCAGTCGGTAAATGAAACGTGTGTGTGTCGGTTGTCGAATCAATATTAAAATCTGTTCCCAAAGTCCCAACAGCCAAATATTGAGTTTGTTTTGTAAGTCCATTAATCGAAGAAATACCACTCGAAAAAGTTGTAATTACTTGGCTTAAATTTGAATCCTGCGTGTGGTGTGTAATTGTTCGTCCTAATGTACTATTTACAATGTATACGCGTAATGCAATCCTATCAGTTGGTAAAAGCGTTGTCAATGGCATTGGAACTGCACAAACGTACAAATGTGTTGCCGTTCCGTTTGTAATTCCCTCGGGGTTTGCTGAATTGTCTGCTATACTTGTAAATGTTGTGCCGTCATATTTTAAAATCTCAATGTAAAAAGCTGGTGTTCCGCCTGATGAACTCGCAGAAAAATACATTTCAAAATTCCAATTTCCTGCAGGAATTTCAACAACGTTTGGATCGTTTATATCTGTTAGCCATTGACTAATTAAACCATTGCCGGCAAGGGAAAAATCAACACCCGTTCCTAATACTGGGGTTTTACTCATTTGGAAATAAGTCCCAACACTTGCAGCCGTCCCACCGTTCAAATAGTAATTAACACTATTGCCACCGCCGCCGCTAGTTGGAAAAGTTGCCAGTGTTCCGTCGCCTCTTATGTATTGGTTTGCTGTTCCTGCAGCTGTTAAACTTAAAGTTCCAGTTCCATCCGTAGGGCTCCCACCAACAATAAAGGCATCAGGTGCCGTCAAACTTATGGCAATACCTGAAAGCATTGCAGCCTTAATTGTAGAACCTAAAATTTTTGCCGTTTGATATGTTACGCCGTCCCAATAGTCAATGTCGTAATAGTCGTCATCGCCAAACGTAAAACGCTCCAGTGGGTACTCATGTATTTTTTGATTTGCCATAATTAAGATAAAATTTTATTGTCGTCCTCAGTTGTTAACTTTTGTAAATCGGTTGTCGTAATTTTAAAAGTTGGTGTTTCAACCGAACAACCTTTTATTTTCGTTGTGAATTTTACACCATTCGATAAATTGATTAAATCAGGGTTAAAATAGCACTCCATTTTTGCCAGCGTTGGCGTTGGAAAAGTTAGTTTACATTTGTTCTCACCAACTAAAGGTATTAACGGGTTTGATGGGTTATAATCGTAATCGATAACAGTACTTGAAATAAAGCGCGGATTGCTTTCTGTTGGCTCAACGGTAATCATTCCCCACGTTTCTGCATCGTTCCAAACTTCGCCATTTATTAACGCATGGGTTGCAATTACACGCATCAATTGACCTTCCGTAACAATTCCAACGTTTGTATTTGTAGAATCAATGTAAAGTTCTATATTTTGAACAATCAAAGGATCTGAATCATAGTCTTTATCAATTATCGTATCTTCAAAAACGTACGCCAGTCCATCTTTTACCAATTCAATATTTAATCTTATTGTCCAATCGCCCGTATTTCCATAGGGCACCCAGTTTTTTGTTTGGTAGTTAGGGTAAAAATCCGCGTCCGCGTTTAATTGCTGAAGCCAATATTCCCAACGTAACAAAAACGGAAAATATACTTTAATTCCGTATTCCGTAGCGGTGTCAATTGACGAATCTAAAACCAAAGATGCTACCCTTTTTTCGCTTGTAGTGGGTAATGTGTTTTGAACTGTTTGCGTTTGGTTTAAAATGTATTTACCCCCGACCATTGGAACGGTTGAAATGTTGAAAAAACAGTTGTTTAAATCAAAACTTTCTAGTGTATCGGTGTTAAACGCTTCAATTTTATAGTTAATCGACTCATATAATGCACCGTTTTCAAGTAAAAACTTACCACAAAACGCTAAATCGTCCTCAGTATTTGCCTCATATCCAGCCTCCGTTGTATCTGATACCGTTGTATTGTCCGAATGATCAATAAAAATATTTTGAACTGGAACCAATGGCCCACCAACTGGGGGTTCTTTTGTTAATTGATCATCAAAAGCCAATAAATTTAGATTTCCAACCTTTAACCATAGTTTAAAATTACGGTCTCCAACCTCACGCGAATCAATAAAAGCTGTAAATTCTGCATTTGGTTCGAATGTAACATTAAACGTTGTAACTGTTCCAGCATATGAAGCTGAATTAACTGTTAATGTATAGCCAGCCAAAAACTCATTTATATATGAAGCAATTGGCACCGTTAAAATAAACGCGTTTGAAGGTATTGCGGTACAAATTTTCTGTTGTGGATACGGTCTATTTTTATAATAGGCAATGTCATTTGATAAATAAACCGATCCAATTGCAAAATCAGTGCTTAATGAATCAACTACAATGTCAAACGTGTTTGGAACTGAGTAATCAATTGTATTTACCCCTTGAATTAATTCAGCATCAATAACTCCAGTATTAAAAGGTTGGTCAAAATATCCAGTGTCGCCCTCATCATTGAAAACAGCAACAGTTTTGGCAAACGGTTCGCCTGCTAAGCTGGCCCATTCTAATTGCACAAAAGTTTTTAAACAATCCGCTGTTAAAAACCAATCCGAATTGTAAACCCCTGAATTCACATAATATAAAACCAAACTATACGCGCGAACGTTTGCACTAAAATTGGTTAATCTAGTTATTTCTGCCTCCAATAAAAATTGTCCTGATTGGTTTATTAGTTTAAGGCCGTTTATGGTGTCGCTCACTGCCATTGAATTGGTATCGTCAAACCTTACGCGTGTGCTTTCGCCGTCAATTAAAGAAAAGGGCAAACCAACAGTTGAATTTAACGAATGATTCAAAAGAACCTCCAACGTTGCGCGGTCTCTATCTGTAACTTCAATTACAATAAATTCGCCAATCATTAAATCAATCCAAAAAGGAACTGAAGATAAGTCAATATGTAAATCGTCCACATACAAAACGCCAGTAGTCCATGAGTGAACAACCGAACCGCCCGTGCTGTAAATTTTACAGTCTACTAAATCGCCAGTTCTGAAACCCTCAGAAATCCAACTTTGTGAACTTGATGTTATTTGATTAATTGACGCGTCCAAAAACAACGGATTTGTATTTGAACTTATTCGAATAGACGAATGTAAAGTTAATTCTAAAACTATTGGATCGCCAGCGTTCGTTTTATAATACGTTAACGAATTACTGAATATATCTGTAAAATTCTTATCGTAAATTTGAATCGGCATATCGCTTTTGTATTTCGTTTATTGCTAAAATGTCGCCTTTTTTGACTGCATTTAGAATAGAATTAATATCATTTTGCATTGGTAAAACTTGTTTAAGCTGGTCTTCATTCAAAGTTTTCAACAAATCTGCGTTTAATTTCATTACTTTGTCGAATGAATTACTTAGTTCTTTTGCCAAATCTTTTACGTTTTCCATTTTAATCATTTATTGTTATTGTTGCCACCTTACCAGCTGCGTAATTATCAGGCTCTCGATAGGTTATTGTTGCCAAACTTTTTTCGTCAATCCATTCCAATTTTAGAATTTCACAAACAACCCCATTGATTTCCGCCCAATTATTATTTAACAAAGTTACAAAATCCTCCTCCATAATTCGCAGTCGAACCTCACTTTTAATTTTCCAGCTGTTTTC